ATTTGCTCCTCCCTTCCCAAGCATCTCAAGTAATAGTGTGTTATCTGTATCAAATGTACTCATATCTTTATTTTTTAATTATTATGTTGTAAATATTTTTATTATTGTTGCTATTGCTCCTAGTGCTAAAGCATATAATCCCCAAACCGCCTTAACTATTACCTTCCTCATTGATGTGTTTCTATTAACTCTAGCAGTAACTCCATTATCAGGATTTAACAACTTCTCAGTTAATATATCTAACTTATTATCAAAACTATCCATCTTCTCTTTAAGAGATACTATATCCTTATTCATCATTAACATTTGTTCCTTATTAGTCATTAAAATGTTGTTGTTTGAATAGATAGATTAATATAAATCGTACTACCTGTCCCTCCAGTTTCTTTTATCATTGGAAATATAATATCTCCTGCTGATAATTGTGAAGCAGTTATGGTGGTTTCATTTACTCTTGCAAGTTTAGCATTACTACCAAGACCAGTTACCGATATCTCATCAATTACTACAGGAACAATATTAGACAAATCATCTTCTAATGGAGTTACTTTACATATAGCAATAGTAGTAACAGTTTCATTGTTAGATGTAATCCATCCACTAATACTAACAACATTAGCAATTTCAGGAATAACACATCCTTGACCAATTCTAAATAAATTTGTAGGAACTAAACTTCCTGAAGCAACATCACTATTACCATAATCAACAGCCATCTCAAAAGGAGATTTAGTGTCTGCTATATCCTCTCCATATTTATAGTTTGCAATTCCAGTAGTATAACCCTGCATCTTATAGTTAGTTGCACCCATAAGAGATTTATCTTGCCAAACTAAGTTTCCATCAGTTCCAGTAGGACTAGTACCAGCACTCTTACTCAATGTAGTGTCATTAACAGCATTTTCAAATCCTTTTGGATTATGCCTATTAATGTCAGTTAAGTTCTTATGTTCGTTTGCAGCCATTTATTTATTTATTAACAGAAATCTCTCCAACTAGAATAACCTCTAGTAGGTCGTGTATATATGCTATCATACATTATTATTCCGTGATTCTTATATGTACTTGTATTGCAAGGTGCATTAGCAGTGTATGTAGGGTAGTCAGCACTATTATCAGAGTCTTTTAAGTACTCAATCATATCCTGTAAGTATATCTCTGCCTTTCTATATGTATCTTGCTTATAAGCGTTTAATTCTGAAGGGTCAATTATAGTAGCAAACTCATCTATATTGTGAACGATACCCATACTACCACTATTGCTCTGTATCTCATTGATAACCTCAAACCTTACAAACCAACATAATACTCTAGTTAAGAAATCATCCATTAAAGTCTGATTAGCAGTAGTTAGCGTACCATCATTGTGCTGAGTCTTTAACTCCTCATAAAACTTCTTTCCAATAGCAGTCTTTAAATGTGCTAACTCAGAAAGTAATATTGTGTTATCAGAGATTAAGTAAGTATCAGTATTAGCATTAGTGAAGCTATTACTTATAACTTCTGCTGCTGTTACTAAAGGGATGTATTGATTCGTGTTAGCCATAATAATTATTCTTCAGTTGTATTAGGTTCAACATCAATTAAATCTGCGTTCCTATCTTCTATAAGTATATCACCATCATTAAGCATTGGCAAGTCCTCATCCAACAATCTTCTTTGCTCGTTAATAGTAAGAACTTTAGTAGGGTCTATCTGAGTAGCGAAACTAATTGGTGGCTCATAATGTATCAACAACTCATTAGGTAAGATACCTAACTCATCATATAAGATAGTCTTAATACCATTCAATAGTAAATCAGATGTATCTTTAATTACAGTAGTCATTGCTAAGTCATAAGCAATTCTAATCTCACTACCTGTATTATTCATCTTACCACTAGAAACCAAACCACTTAGTGATGGTTGCCATCTATGAGCAGTAACAATGTTTTGGTCTGTTATTCTCTGTAAGTCTAACCAACTACCATCTTGGTCATCACTTATGATTGAAACATTAGCAGCAGCAGTATCTCCATTCTTAACGATAAACATTATCTTACCATTATTCCCCTCTCCAACAAACTTCTTCTGTGCTTCATCTACCAACTTCTTAGCTTCTTCTTCTCCCATATCTCCACTAATCTCTACGATAGCAGATGGTTGAAAGCCATTCTTAAATTTTGTGTGATTCCACTTCCCAATCTCATAATCAACTGCAATATGCTCTAGTGCCGCAACATAATCAGGTAATCCGTAAAAAGAGAATGTAGGCTCGTAATCCTTGAATTGCATAATAAATCTACTACCCTTCATGTTAGGATAGATAGGAATTATATTCAAATCATCTTTCATTGTATTGTACTTAGCCCAATCAGGGTGTACATACGCTTCTTTCTTATTCTTAGACATTCTAACAGTGGTTGCATCTATATGATATAGATTTAGTCCACCCTCATAAGGAACTCCCTCTAAGTAAGCGTTTCCAAATGTATAATAGTCATCTGCTAGTTTCTTGAATACTTCTCTTAAAGACTCTCCATCTGCATTTACATTCTTAATGTATTCCTTTAAAGAATCATTATCAGTAACAAACTTTGCACCACTCGTAAAGATAGTCTTTTGAGCAAGTACACTTCTATGTGTGGATGATTTTCTCTTTAATTCTGCTAAGTATTGAGGAAATAAGTTGTTAGTACCAAATGGTATAAACTTAGTCCTAATCTTAGAAATATCTTGTGGTTCTTCTATGTTCTGAGGTACTGATAAGTTAAAAACACCAAATTCAAAAGTGTTATTCTTCTGAGTCTGAAGATTTGTCTTTGCTGCTAACTTTGTTTGACTTCCTCTTACTTTCTTTTTTTGGCTCATCTTCAGTTTTTATAGTTGATAATTTTTCTACTAATTTAGTCAATCCTAAATCTTCATATAAATATGCTAATTCTTCTTGAGATGACTTTTTAAGATTATATGTTGCTCCATCCTTAATAAGAACAACATTCTTCTTTGCTTTGTACTCTGCCATAAGTGTATATATATTTAATTTCGTGTAATTTACAACATTTTGTTCGCAGTTACACATAATCTAGAAAGATATTAATAGGAAAAGAAACTAAACTTTATTACGAAACAAGTCCAACCTAAAAATATATCTTTAATTATTATGTTGTTGTTGCAGTTAAACCATCAGCAGCAACAGCAATTACACCCGTTACAAACTCTCTAGGCATTTCAAATTGTCTTGCAGTTAAACTAATAGTAACTCCACTTTCATCTGAGTATGCAGCTCCTGAAGCAGCCTCAACACCCGCTAATTGTGCGTAAGTTTGATTTCTAGTTGCATCTGCTGCATTTTCATACTTCTCAGAAACTCCTAATACAAAAGCAGTATCATTAGTGTCTATCGCTATAACCATCAAGCAAGAGTTAGTAATGCTTTCTATTAAACTAAATTTATTGTACTCTAATTTTGGTAAGAAGAAAGATAAACCACATTCAAATGAAGTTGAACCCATTTCTTTAGTTCCTGTAACAGTTAATGCTGGAGTTTCATTCTTAAATTCATATACACCCCAATCTGCATTTACAGCACCTGTATCTTGTATGCTTGTAATAGTATGCACACCTGCTGCACCATAAACAACTGCATCTCCTGCTTGCCAAGCTCTTATTAAAATTCTTTTTATACCACCAGTTGCTTGTAAGTCTGCACAAGTAATCGCTAGTCCTGTATCTATTGCCATTTTATTTTTGTTTTAAATTGATTAAAAGTAATTAAGAGGAGGTTTTTACACCTCCCCTATCATTACATTATTGTTATGCTGCTGTCGTTACTATTCCCCACTGTGTAAGAGATGAGAATAAGTATTGTACACCCAACTTAAAGTAACCTCTGAAGAACATTTTTTCTTCTAAGTCATCATAAAATACTTTGAAACTTCCTTCTGGGTCAGTTACATCAGAACCAATGATAAGGTTTTGAACTGCTACGTAACATACTCCTTGATTATACTCAACAGCTCCACTTGTAAATAAATCAGGGTCAGTATCAGTTAAGATAGTATCCCATTCGTACATTGGTACTAATTCAACTCCTCTAAATCCTACTTTAGTCATACCATCAATTTGGTTTACAATCGCTAAATCAGCACTATTACCTTCTGTATTTGCTAAGTAAGCATTGAATAACTTAGGAGTTACAAACATTTTCTTCTCTCCTGCTGCTACTTGTTGTAATGCTGCTGGTGCAGAGTCATATACTTTTCTAATTAAAGCGATAGCCTCTCCTGCTGTTGGTGCTGTTCCATCTACACCTACTTGAAGAAGTACAGTTTCAGCTTTCATTAATTCCATCCAACCATCAAATGCTGTATATCCTGCTACTGCTCCTGCAATATCTCCACCCCAAGCTAATCTAAGTACATCTGAAGCAATACCATCTACTGCTCTACGTACGATTGAATCAGCTAACTGAGTTCCTTCAATGTTTTGAACATCTACTCCATTTCTGTAAGACTCCTCAATGAAAGTTCCGTAAAACTCATCAGTACATTGCTCTAAAGCAACTCTACATCTTCCAGCAGTAATTGTTTTACTCCCTAAATCAAACTGAGTAGAACCACTTGTTGAAGAACAACCTGCGTAAGATTCTACAATCTTAGTTAAAGGTGCTGCTGTAAACACATTCTGTGTTCTTTTTACATTAGGTATTACCCTGTAATTACGCATTAAGTCATCACTTCTGAAAACTGGTTCGTAAAATATTTCGTTTAAATTTGCACCACCATAAGTTGCTGTGATTGCGTTATCTGCTACATTTGCCATTTTATTCTATTTTTTTAGTTATTAAATTTTGCTCTTATTCTCCCCGCCATTGCATTGTAAAATGCTGAATTAGGGTCTACTTTTTTGTTCTCAATGATTGCAGGGTCGCCATCAGTAGTAATTACTGTTGCTGTTGCTCCTGCTTTATTGATTGTTGCGTTTAAACCTTCAACCTCTACTGTTAAAGTTTCATTGTTTCCTTTTGCAGAAATCAAATCTTCTTCTAGTAAAGAAATCTTGTTTGTCAATTCTATTGCCTTAGCCTCAAACTCTGAAATCTTATTTGTGATTTCTTCATTATCTCCTAAATTAACAGTAATCGCTACTTGTTCAGCAACGTCTTTAGAAACACTTGCACCACTTTTAGCAGTAGCAACAATTTCTTCAACCTTACTATTGAACCATTCTTTTAACTCGTTAGTCATTTTTTTGTTATTTATATTAATACTTAATTTATTCTTAATTTCTTCTTGTGTAATGTTTTTAAACTTAGAAACATCATACTTTGCAGCTACCTTAATAGCATCAGAGATAGTGTCTACAAAACCTAAGTCAAAAGCCTCTTGAGCATTTAACCAAGTTTCCTCATCCATCATATCCTGTATAGCCTCTTGCGACATTCCTGTCTTAGCCTCATACACCTCTGCTAGTTGCCTTGTAATCTTATCTAAAACTTCAGCAGTCTTTTGTAAGTCTTTAGACTCTCCCATAGCACCACCACTAGCATTGTGTATCATAAACAAAGAGTTTTCCGACATTACAACCTCATCTGCACCTAATGCAATGATAGTAGCAATACTAGCTGCAATACCCTCTATATATACAGTAGTCTTAGCAGTTCTCTTTTTGATTATATTATATATAGCTAAACCATCAAATACATCTCCTCCTAAAGAGTTAATGCGTAAGTTGATAGGAGTATCTTTCAAATCCTTAATATCTGATATGAAGTTTTGAGCAGTAATACCCCACATCCCTATCTCATCAAAGATATAGACATCTGTAGCGCTACCTGCTTTATTTTGAATATTATACCATTTCTCGTTCATAGCCACAAAAATACAAGCAAGTGTTTTTAAACTTACCCAATTTGACTACAAAACTTTTAGTATGTGATATTGCTTGATGGTTTCGCTTTACTTCTTTCTTTGTAAACTATGTTCTGAGCCATACTCTCACTTATCTCGTATTTAATAGACAAGTCCATCCAAGTGTTAGTTCTACTACCCTCATTACCTGCTAACATCTTATCAAAGTCAGCGATAATCATATAGTTTCTAATTCTCTTAGGTTCTATTAATCCTCTCTCTGCTAAGTGCCTCATCATATCTTTACAGGTAGGACTTTCTCCAAACCTCTTTTCTAACTCAGTACCACAAATTTCAATGAAGTCAAAGACTACATCTACTTTATTTTGTCTTATTTTTTTTAGGGACATTTTTCTTTTTAAATTTAGATTTGATTTTCGCTTGTTCTGCTTCTATCCACTCATCTACCATCATACTCCAAAACTTACACACTGCTGCTCTACAAGAAGTACACTTCATATCTTGCTTGTTTTTAGGAAATAAGATGTGCCACTCTGCAAACATAATCTTTAAAGACTCTGTGTGATGTGTAGGGAAGTTTCTCTGATGATTCAAGTCATTGAACACTGCATCAGTCATCATCTTTCTTTTGTTCTTGTTGTAATCTTCTGCTAACTCTTTGAATTTCATATTTTTACCATTTATTAATAGGACATTTACCAAAAAACTCTTTCGTTAAAGATGTCTTAGCATCTAAGAAACACTTACAAGAAGCACATCTTGCACCCCTGTCTATCTTAGGGTGTTTTAACAGTAAGAAGTTTCGGTAGAATTTACAACCTTTGCACATTTCTAGCCTATCTAATTTAGTTTTTTTATCAACAAACATTTGTGTATTCTTTTAGTTATTAAATTGTTGCCTGAGATTGTATTACACTTACAGTATTTTGACTGCTTGTAATATCTGCCTCTACTACTGTTACTTTACCTGAGTTACCCATTGCGCCCATCATTTGATTCTGCCCTAGAGCATTGAATTGTTGTTGAGAGAAAGATGGTTGATTAAGAAGTCCTCCATCAGCAAACTTAACACCTCCTCCTGCTGCGTTCATTGCAGATAATTGACTAGAGAACATTGATGTACTTCTTTTGTTTATAACAGCCTCACCACCCTCTAATTCAACTACTCTACCACCTACTGCAAACTTCTCACCTCCTTGTGCGTGTGATTTACCGTGTACCATACCTCCATTAGCAAATTCTTCTATCACACCTCCATTAGCGAACTCTTGTGATGCTATTATTCCTGCTTGTACAATACCTGAACCTATTACAAATGGTATCTGAGCTAGTGCTGCTGCTGCTGCTGGTGCTCCTAAAAGAGTAGCTGCATATACTGATGCTGTTATCTTTATTTTAGCAACTGCTGCTGCTGTATCTATCAACACCTCTAATAATGCTATCTTTTTCTTATTCTCAAATGCTTTTCTTTGTATTGCTTCTACTCCTTTTTCGTATTGTTCTTCAGTTATTAATCCTGCATCTTTTCTTTCTTCTAAAAGTTTTTCTTCTCTTGATGCTTGTCTATCTATATTTTGTGTTATTATAGATGTAATTGCCTCTGCTGTTTGTACTGCTAAATCAACTTGGCTTTGCTTAATAGCTTTTGAATCTTCAAATGCTTGTAATTCTTCTTTTGCCGTATCTTGTATTCTTTTTAAATCATTATCTAAAATCTTAGAATTAATATCAGAAGTGTCTTCACCATAAGCAATATTAAGGTCTTTCATATTCTCAAGATGAGCTTGTTCTGCTTCAAACTCCCTTGAGTCATATTCTTCTTGAGTTATGATTCCATTTATTAAGTTTTGTTTGTCTGCATTTAATTCTTCTGCCAATGCATTTTCCAGTTCTTTTCTGGAATCCTTATAATTTGCCTTTTCTAATCTTTCTGCCTCTTTTTTAGCTTTTTCAATATCAGCAAGTCTTTTAGCTTCTTTTCTGTCTTTCTCTTTTTGTAAATTATCTTTCTCTTTTTGTAACTTTTTTTTATTTCTTATCTCCTGTTGTCCTGCTGTAAATTCTTTTAATACTGCTGTTTCTGCCGAAGCAACTTCTTTTTTCTTCTGAACCTCAATTTCTTCTGTTAAATCTATTATAGCTAGTTCTGTTGCATTAAATATTTTTAATCTTTTGTCAAGAATTTTTTGTTCATCAGCAATAGCCTCTTCATTAAACTGAAATACTCCCTTCTGACCCTCTTTAGTTAATTTTGCTATTTTTAATTCTGAATTTTTGACATAAAACTCTTTCATAGTCAAACTTTTCTTTAGACTATTATTTTGAGAATCCAGTTCCTTAGAAAAAGCAGTAGTGCCTTCTCCAAAATCTTTGTTCATATTTTTTGTTACCTCTTTTGCTGCTTTTACAGTATTTGTAAATATATCTGCTGAAACTGCATCTACATCCTTTAAGCTATCCGACCATCTATTCAATATATGTGTCCATATTTGAGTACCCTCTCTTAAAGTTTTAGCTATAACTCCAGTACCATTCATAATTGCTAATTGGAATCCTTCCCAAGCAGATTTAGCAGTAATTAAATCTCCCTCTAAAGTGTCAGCCATAATATCTGCCATT